TTTAGAGACTGATTTAATTACTTTTTGAGCTTTATTGAATTCACTTTGATTTTTTGTTACTCCTTTTAAAGCAACTTCAAGTCTTTTTATTTGAGCAGAATATTCTGCGGCTTCTTTTGCTGAAGAAGCTAAAGCTCCTACCGCTACTACTCCAGCACCAATACCAGCACCAGCAAGTCCACCTGCTAATGCACTTCCTCCCGCTGCTGTGCTAGCAGCAGCACCAGCACTAGCTAATCCAGCTATCGCAGGAGGTATTCCTAGTGAACTTCCAATATATGCACCAACACCTCCAATAGCTGCTGTTCCACCAGCACCTAACCCAGCAAACATTCCTTTGCTTTTTTTACCTGTTTGATTAAAAGCTTGTAATTTTGCTCTATTTTCATCTATTGCTTTTCCTAACTTTTTAAATTGAGAACCACCGATTTTTACTTCATCTCTTAGTGCTTTTAATGTTCTTTCTTTTTGTTTAAATTGATTTATAGTTTTTGGGACAACAGCGATTGTTTCCTTAATACCTTTATTTAAATTTTTTATTCCTACATCATTTAATGGCTTAAATGCTTTTGATAGTTGTTTTAATGAACGTGTTAAAGTCGTTAGATCTTCTAAACCAGTAACATCAAAATCTAAAACAACTTTTCCAACTTTTTCTGCCATTATTTTTTCTCCTTATTAATCTCTACGAGAGCTACAGATTCCATGAGTTGTATGCCCTCTAGCATTTCTTGACGGTTTTCTACATTGTAAAGGTCAAATAGTCCACCAGCAAGCAGTAAGACCTCATATTTTAAACCTAACATACCTCCAAAAGAACAATCCCATTGTGTATTCATTCTTAAAAACATCATAACAATTTCCCAATTATCATCAATTACTTCAAATTCATCCCTTGATTCTAGTTGCTTCTCTATCTGAATACCAAATACTTCTGCATCTTTAGCGGTATCATCTATAACTTGTTTGCTGCCCGAAGCCCAATATAAAGCAGCATCAGTTAGTTTTTTACTTGTGCATTACTATAAAAATCTCTAAAACCATCTAATACACCCGCTACAAAATCTGTATCTTCAGCAAATTCTTTTAATATTGCTTGTGAAAATTGTATAGGTGTCCCATCTTCTTCATTTACATCTTCCCAACCTACTAAAACTTTTTGCAAAGCATCATACTCAGTTGCTTCTTCAAAGTTGTTAAGTTCAGACCTTGATAAACGATTAAATTTACCGATAAAACGTGTTGTTTCAAATTCACCTACTTTTGTTGTAGATGGTGTTTGTACTTTTACAGGCCAAGAATAAACCTTAGTTTTTTTTCTTACAAAAGCCATAAAACTAAATAATATATATGTTTCTATACTTTAGCTAGGAAGTCAATATTTAGTAAGTATCTATGTATAAACAATAGATATTTCATCGTTTTGGGTTGTTGGAACTAATGTATAAGGAATCTCTAACATTTGTATTCCATCTTCTTCTCCATAAGCAACGTCACCTATATCTGCTTTAGTCGATGAAACTGTAATTTTATTTCCATCTGTTGTGCCATGCAAGAAGGTTAGATTACCTGTTGTTTCTGCTACAGCAGCAGCAAAATAATCTTTAGTAGCAAGTAACATTGCTTCTATTGAGACAGAACCAGTAATGTTTCTATTTACTAAAAGTGTTTCTTTTGTTCCACCAACAAGCTCACGATAAATAAGTTCATTACCTATATCCAATGAGATAGTAGATAATGCAGCAGAATGTGAAAGCAACTGAAAATTACTCGTATTACCATTTTTAAATATTAATGGTGTTGCTTGATTTCCATAAGTAACTGTAGGTAAAGCTGCATCAGTTGGTGCATTATAAATTCCAGTAAAAGTGAAATCTATTGTAGGAATTTCGCCCACAGAAGCATTGATTACAAAAGTCCCTCGACAACCAGTAACAATATGTCTTACACCATCTGTGTTGTAGTGTATTGCGATTGAAGAAAAACTTGTTGAAACTGGTGCGTAAGTAACAGAAGTATTAGAGGCTATTGTCTCTGAAAAACCGCAAGCTTTAAGGGCATCTCCATATCTTGGGGCTTGTCCTTTTGTCCCTGATCCTGCAAGTTCTACAGAAAAACTTACCTCAACATTTGTGTTTGCTAATAGTTGTTGAAAAGCTCCTAAGAATGGCCTTACAACATCTCTACTTACGACATCACTTGATTGTGGTGTAATATTTAAATCTCGTACAAGAACAACAGTTGAAGCTGCCATGCTTGGACTTGTTCCATATGTACTTTCTGATTCAATCAGAATTACTCTCTTTCTTGTCAGTAGTGCCATCTTTAGTTACCTCAGTAGGGGGTTCTGCTTTTTTTGTTTGTTGAACTAGCTTTGCTTTGCCAGTTTTGGGGTCAAGTATGTAAGTACCGCCCTCAGTTGGATTTTCATTTACCATCTTAAACAATCAGGGTTAGTAGGGTACAACTTTTATTATAATTCATGTGCTTAATTTGTTATATTCTGTTCTGTATTGTATTTCGTACTCACAAGTTATTACACCAGCAGGTTGATCTGCATCTAAAACTTCAAAACTTTGTGTTGATGGTTGTATATCAATCGCTAAACCTCCAAGAGTTGTATTAGTTAAGATTTTTGTATGTAAACTTTCAATAGTAGAATCAGCTATATTTTCTGGAATTTCTCCTCTAACAATCACGACAACTCTTATTCTTAATCTCCAATCAACTCTTGTATTATTAATATTAGGAGTATCAGTTATAGGTTCTAATACTAAAGCAGGAGATTCAGCTCTTGTTAAAGCTGCAACTCTAGATCTATAAATTCGTGTTCCTACTCCTGTAGTACCTGTAAGATTTGTTTTTATAGCAGCTAATATTTGTTCTCTTTTGCTAGCCATTTTAAACTTTGGTTAATGAAAGTATGCATAATTTGCCATCATCTATTTTCTTAACACTACGAACTTTATAATTTACGGAGTTAACTGTTAGCGTTGAATCAAAAGCTGCACTTCCTAAGTCAGAAGTTTTTGCAGTAAGTTGATAATCAGTTGTCAATATGACACCATCTGCAATCATCTCATCAGGTTCATCTAAAATTCCTTTATAAGTTGCAGAATTAAAAACAACTGAATCTTGAAAATCAGAAAAAAATGTATCTAAATCTTCAGTAAATGCCATAAGAAAAAGCCCCATGAAAGGGGCTATATTTTTTATCCGTACTTCTTAGCAGCAACTAATGATATTCCGTAAACAAAAACAGGTGAAGAACCCGCTACTGTTTGAACTATCTTGATGAATCTTTTACATTCATCTTTGTTAACTGCAAGACTCTGAAGAGATGCTGAAGTTGTTACTTCAGTAAAAGCTGCTCCAGACAAGTCTCCATAAGTACCACCTGATGTATCAGAATCTTGAACTTTAATATTTAAAGTTGGAGATGAGCCTGTTCCTGCTGCACAGTTAAGAACAAGAACAACATCGCCATCAAATTCTAATAAATCGATAGCACTTGATGTAGCTGTTGATGTAACAGAAGCAGATGCTACTGCTGCTGTTATATCAAGCTTTTCCAAGTTTTGTTGAATGATTGCCACTTTAAGTTTCCTCTGTTGTAGTAGTCTGTTTTTTCTTAGGTTTTTGCTTTGCTTTTGGCTTTTCCTCTACAACTTCTTCTTCAACTACAGTAGTAGTTTCTGAAGCTTCTATAGCTTTACCACTAAAAATAAGCAAGCGACCAACATTATTATCTACCTCAATAGTAGTGCCAGAGTCCGTTGGGACTCCAGCTATCATTGTTGATCTAATTAGTTCAACTTTCATATTATGTGCCGAAGCAGAATGCAGTTGGTTGCTTGATAGCAAAGTCAACATCTTGCAATGCAACAATTTTGACTGTGCCGCTACCTGCTTTTGTGATTGTATCTACTGTAAGATCTAAACCACTCCACATACCAATACAGAACTGGCTGAAGTCACCGAATAGTGCATCGTTGTTAACAAGTTGATTTGAAACAATAACTGGGTAGCCATTGATTTCATTGTTCTCAAAAACAAACTTACCTGTGTTTGAAGCAACTTCTGTACTCTTTAATGCACCTCTTGCAGAAGCATTAATGATGTAGAACATATTTGCTACATCTGCGTTTGCAGCAGCTACATCAGTTTCCATTCCGATGTACTCAGCGAATGTACCGAATGTAGTAATTGTTTGTGTGCCAACACCAGTTGTATCTTTGATACCTAATGGTTGGTTTGAAGAACCTGTACCGTAGATAGCTGCGTTATCTAATTTGGTAGCAATAACTCGTGCAATATCGTCCCGGATCATTGATTCAACGTCTATAGATGACTGCAATAACAAGCGTCTTGTGAATTCAACAACTCCACCAACTGTTTTTGGTGTCATGTTGACCTGATCGAAGGCTTGCTGTGATTCTGTAGGCTCAGATCCTTCTCCCACAAAGAAACCTGTTGCTGTCTGAGTCATTCTAGGAATTGCAATATTACCAGAAAGTCCTGTAAGCATTGTTGGGTTTGCAGCCATAACAGCCATTCTCTTACGAAGAATGTCTATGAAAGAACCAGAAAGTAATTCGGTTGGAACTAAGTTACCACCCGCAGTTGCAGTACCTACATTCAAGTCTCTTTGTAAAACCTCGTTAGGAACTAAAATTCCATTTGCAGGTTTGTCATAACGCTTAGATGCTTCGTCTGAAACTTCTCTTTCAAATGCAGCAGCTTCTTGTGCTGATCTGTCATTTGGGTTTGCTAAAGCATTTAATGCTCTTAAGAAGGAAAACTTCTTAACTTCTTTTGGTTCTAAACCAACTTCATTAGTTGTCATGTCTGTTGAACGAATTGGGGTATTGTTTGCCTCTGCCTTGTTTTTAACAAGATCGAGGATTGCTGCTCTTGATTCAACAATAGATTTGTTGCTTTTAATAAGAGTCTCAGCTATCTCTTCTGCTCCATACTCTCCGAACTCACGACATAATGAAGTGATAGATGCTGTACGAGCATTGTTTTCATCAATAGCACGTTGTACTTCGGCTTTGATGTCGATTTCAACGGATTTCTCCGTATCAACCGCAGTTTCTTTAGTTGATTCTTCCATGTTACGAACTTTGGGTGATGCGGAATCCTCCGCAGAGATAATCTCCTCGACTGGAGATTTACTTTCTATATTAATACTATTACCTTGAGAGGGGTCAATTAAACTTCTTCCGAAACCAATTGTAGGATCTGCTGGAACAGTAACAACTGATAATTCATGTACCGACCAAGAACGAGCTAGCATTCCATCTTCTGTCTCATCAATGTCATTAATAGAATAACCAAAAGATACACCTCTGATTACTCCATCTTCTACATCTTGTAAAACCTCAGTAGCTAATTTGTTTCTTGAGAAACGAATTTTTGCATAACCACGTTTGTCTTCTCCAATATATGCAGATTCAACTACACCTATTGGTTTATCCATATTGTGGTTAAACAAAACCGCACCGCCATCATTAAGTCTTGATAGATCAGCAGCACCACGTTCATGGCTTAAAATTTCTTTTCCAAAATAACGATTTACTGGATATTCTGACGAAAAAGGAAACTCAAATGTTCTTGACTTAACATTTTTAAAATCAGTAACTTCTTTTCTTTGCAATTTATCATCAGCATCAATGCTTCTAATAGCTGCAATCTTAGTTAAAGCACTAAATCTATGACCAGCGAAGATATCAGTCTCCTCACCATTTCTGTAGACCTGTATTAGGGCAGCAGGGTCATCAGCAGTACCATTTATTACAAAAGAACTACTTGGGACATCAATTTGACCATCCCTAACAATTCTTGTAATTTTACCTCTAGCAGTACCACCACTAGCATTCCAGCGAACAAAATCGCCAGTCTTTAAAGCATCTGGTGCTGCTCTGTTGTCTTCAATAGTTTTTTGAGCCATAGTTTTTTCGTTAGTAGCTGGTTCAAATTTAATGGGATCAAATTCATTTCTCTCAAGCCAGGATCTAGCTTCAGAGGCAGAATAATCGGATAATCTGAACCTAATAGATTGAAGTTCAGCACCCTCCTCATTATCCTTTATACCAAATATAAAGTCTATGCCTTGTGAGGCTTCATTATTAGACCGTCTAAATGTATCATATTGTTCTGGATTTGTAATAGTCGCTGCGTGTTCATTTGGATATGGTCTTGCAAGTTCTATTGGTTCTGCTCTTTCTCTAGCTTTTTTTATCGCAGCAGCTTTTCCTCTACTCCAACTAAAGCCTGCATCACCTCCCCAAGCAGCCCACGCTGTACGTCCAGGACTAGGATATCCTTTCTCTCCAGGTCTAAAACCTTCTGCTTTTTTATCAACTTCATGCCGACTAAAAAAACTAAACATTCTAACCACAACATCTGGTGATAATTCATTACCACTTAATATTTGAGTTGCTCTTACTGCTGCAACTTGTGTGCCACCTTTCCTACCTTCTTTTTTCCAATCTTTATATCGTTGTGCTTCTGTCTTCATCCCATCTGTAGGTTTGAGATTAATCTCAGTTCCGCTTACATTTGCCATGATTACTTAGTTTTTTTGCGTGTTTTCTTTGTTCTTGATGGTGCTGTAGGTTGAACAGTTGGTAAATCTAGTTCCAACTGACCTACCTCAACCTCTAAATCAAGATCTTTATCTAATGTAACTCCTAAGTCTTTAGCGGTTTCCTGTTCTCTAGCTATTTCTGAAATAATATCGTCATAATCACCCCCATTCGTCTGAGCTATAACTTGTGATTTACTCATATACCCAGCTTGTTCTGCCTCTCTAAACGCTTTTATTTCTTTAAGAGGATCGACATAATGTTGTGCTGGAGGTGTCCATCTTGGCTTCATATATCTTTCTGGCCTTACTGCATAATCATCAAAATCCAATTCACCAACTAATACAGCTAGTTTCATCCATTCTTTAAATACTCTTAGGTGAAGATTGTTAATAAGATATTTTTGACAAAATCTCCAATGTTCCCTATCTTCTAACAAACTTAATCTAGAACTTGAATAATTAGTTTCACTAAAGTCTTTACTAATAGTTTCAAAACTACATCCTAGTCCTGTAGCAAACCGTCTGATTTTATTTTTTACAAACATTTCATACTGCTGAGATGGGTAATCTATATCAGGAATTGTTACTTTTTCATTCGGCATCAAATATCTAAAAGTACCAGGCTCAAATGATTGTATTCTCTGCCCATTAACAACATCATCACCTATTAACTCTCCTTGGTCATTTTCTACAAAGCCCATTATGCTCGCACCTGCTCTAGCTCTTATAACTGCTGCTTCTTCATAACCCTGTAATTGATGCATATCTGCCATCACGCTATGAAACCAAGGCACTCCTCTGTTTTGACCTGGTCTTTCTGGTAAGTAAAGATGAATAATATCTTCAGCAGAAATAAATATGTGTAATTTTTGATTATTTGAATAATCTAAATAATAAGCATCCCCTGGATGTTTAGTAAGAATGGCATAGCGTTGTGGTCTACCCCACTCATCAATCTCCACTCCGTTTCGCCATTCGTTTTTTAATTTTAATGTTTTACCTGTATATTCTTCATCTAACATATCTGATTCAATTAACTGAAGAGCTAAAGGAACTTTTGAATTACCAAACTGTTGTCTAACTATCCTAAATATCGCTTCTCCTGATTCACATAAAGCACCAGCTGCTAACCACTCAAACTCATGGAAACCATACCTTCCAGCACAGTCACAACTGCTTGGTGATGACCATTCAGCCCATTTTCGTTCTATAAGATCATTTATTGTTTTTGCTCTTCTACCTGTCTTTGATTGTAGAACACGAGATTGAAACTTCATACCTGTTCCAACCATATTTATTTGTGTTGTCCTCTTAGCTTGTCTTGCATAAGGATTGTTTCTTACAAGTTCTCTTGATCTATCTCTTAATTTTCTAAGACTATTTCTAATTTCAGCATCTGCACTTAACTGACTAGCCATCCAATCAGAAGTAAGCCTCGAAACTAATGCTCCTTGATAAGCTCTAATATTTCTTAGAGGATTAGCTTTTTTTCCAAAACCTAATACTCTTTTTACTGTATTAGAAATGTTTGATCTAATTCCCATTAGTAAGATGCTCCGAAACGTACAAATGTGGCTCTTGGGTTTCCAAGACCATTAGCAATTAATTCTGCTTGTTTTTCTCTAATTAACTCAGCTTTATATCTGCTTTCTAACATTATTAATTCAGATAATTCATATTTTTTTGCTGTTCTTGTACCAATCTTATATTCTTGTACCACACCTCCACTAATAATATTTCTAATAGCTTGTTGTATAGTCTCGAGATCTTTTTCAACCTGACTTCTTCCATCAAATGCAGCAGGAGTACCAGTATATGCTAATGATGCTAATACTTCAAAACTTCCTGTAAAAATTGTTTGTTTTTCTTGTCCTGATTTATTTGCAACTGCTTGATAAAACCAATTACCAGCATCAAAATTTGTTGTTGTCGTAGCTGGAATACTAAATTGAAATCCGTCATTAAAAGCAGAACTGTTTACAGTTGCACCTTCAGATGAAGTATTAGTCCTTAGGTAATAGATAACAGACCAATCAGGACTACTAATACTATTACCAAATACATCTTGCGTTGCTGCAATTCTCCATTGAACTAGATCACCAGCCCTTATTTTTGATGGAAATGTCATGTTTTTACCAATTTGCGACAAAATTCGACTTGTTAGTCGACTTAGTACGATCTAATGATAGCTTACTATCCTTTTTAGGTTCGTCAGGATTTAATCTTTTTTCTAACTGATCAAATATTGTTCTTCTGTCATATTTTTGTAGTAATCTTTGCCATGCAGCATATGCATATACAAATTCATCTAATGCCTCATTACGAGCATCACTTTTTTTAACCCATACTCTTTCTTGATAGCCATGTTTATATCTAAGTACTTGTCTTTCTGCCGTTAATTCTTGAAAATAATCATTTGTAATTGTTGGATAAAAATGTATATACCCTTCTCCAGGTTCTGCATCTTTTAATCGGTTATGTAATGTTGATTTTATTACATCAACTCCAACAGGAAATAACTGCACACCTCTTTTTAAAGCTTTACCAGAAAAATTTATATCTACTTTGCTAGGTCTTCCTATTGGTGGTTTACCTTTTTGTCCCATTCCTTTTATACCTATCAAACCTAATTGACCTCTTTCTCGAACATATTGATAAACTTCTTGAGTAAAGTGTCCTCCTGTATCTATAGCTGCACTATCAATTTTCATTTTTTTTCCTTCTTCATTTACATATTCACTCATAAGCACCTCATCCATCTGTTTCCAAAGATCTGCTCTCGCTGGACTACCATAAATAACTTTTCTATCTATTAAATACATTTCTTCATTACGTCCTATACCCCATAAACTCATAGAAAGCCTATCGTCTTGCACATCGCATCCTAGACACAAACTGAGAACTGTTTTAGGAGGTATGCCTTGCTTGTAAGTTTCAGCACCTGCTCTTTCCATTAATCCATCAGCACTAACTTTAGATGCTGCTGATTCTTCCCAAACTTCTCCAAGAATAGTATTTATCCACGTTTTTAATTGTTCGGGATCATCTTTACTCTGTAAAAATTCCTCAACTAAATTAGACCAACTTGCATTTGGTGAATATGAATACGCTGCCCATATATGAAATCCTAAATGTTTTGGATTCCCAGGTGCTGTAGCTCGCCATTCTCCTCTTTCAACCATCCATCTTTTTTTAGTATGTGGTATTAAACATCCACAACTTTCACAAGCGTATGCAACAGTATCAGGATCATTATCTCTCCATTTCATATTAGGCCATTTTAAATACTGCATATGGTTACACTCTGGACATGGAACGTAATAACGCATCTGACAAGTCTGTAAAAACATTTTCTCTATACGAGAAAAATCTTTAATAGTTGGTGTTGAACCTGCTACTATCTTTCGATTCCAGTAATATTCTGTTCTTCTGATACCAAGCTTTATCTGATCTCCTTCTGTTCCGGCAGATGCAGGGTAACCATCGACCTCATCAAATAACACTATTCGTCTACTTACCCTACGAAATCCCCTTGCACTATTAGCTCCCACTAAAGATAATGTACCTCCTGGGAAATTTTTCTGTAATAAAGTATTATTTCCATCTTTAGATTTAGGATCACTTACTAAACCATGCAAACATGGGGTATCCCTGAGCATAGGCTGAATTTCTTCTTTAGAGTAAGACTGACAATCATCTAAAGTAGGCTGACAAACCATTATTGGACATGGATCTTGATGAATATGATATGCAATTAGGTGATTTAGAATTTTTGAATATCCAACCCTTGCAGATTTCATTAAAGTTACTTGCTCTACGTCTGGATTAGTAATTGCATCCATAATTCCTTTTTGGTAGGGCAAAGTTCTCCATCTACCACCTTCAGCGGAACTTTCAGCAGATAAATAAGCATAATTATCAGCCCATTCACTTAAACTAAGTTTTTTAGGCGGTTTGAACGCTAAATATGCCTTTTTTTCTAGTTTTGCGAGGTTATTTATCATAAAAATACTGTTTTTTACTGTTTTGCGAGGTAAAAATTATGCTACTGATAACTCTTCTAAAGCTTCTCTTACTATGTCATCTAGGCAAGAAACTGCATTTGTGTCTAAATCTGGGATGCGTTGCTTTGCTTTAGCAGGTATACCTAATAATTTATTTCGAGCATTAGTAATAATGTCACACCACTTATTTTCTACTTCATTCATTGGTACTAATTCTTTCTCTTTCATTTTTCTTTCTAATTCTAGTAATTCTGCTTTCAAATGCTCTGTTCTAGCTTTACTCTCTTCATACTCCGGTATTGATTCATCTGTTTTACTAAGTCGGGATCTATGGACAACTACATTACTGTCTTTTGATTTTGTCCTAACCCTTTTAAATGCTGATTTGCTATACCATTCCTTTTCTAATGTATCGCTATTAATAACTATCTTTCCTTTCTCATCTTGCATTGCCGTAAGACGGCCTTCTTTAATAGCACCATAAACAGCCTGGATAGTTACACCCATTTTTTCTGCTGCTTCTTTTCTAGTTATCAGAGGCATATAAAAAATGTAATTACTTACACTTCTTACAATAGCGTAAATATTTATTCGTGGTATAATACCGCATTTTTACTAGCTTTTTCATAGCTCTTGTCTCATCAGTCTCATATGCTGAGATTTGTAAGAACATTTTGCCCGAAATGCCTAGAAAAATTTTGGGATATGAAACCATT